TTGCGGATATACGCCCCGCCCTTAACTTTCCCCGCTTTTGCAAGAGGGATAAGGATTGTGGCAGCTTGTGCCTTAGTGATTTCAACACGCATATTTCTAGTTCCTAGCTAGAGGTTGGTAGCTTTGTGTGGCTAGGCCCGGTCTCGGGTATGCCTATTTAATCCGGCAGGACGTGCCAGAACCACGATGATTAGCAGCCGCCGCCTTGGTCGCCCTTGGTGAACGCCTTGGCGCGGGCCTTGGATTGCGGGGTATAGCGGCAGCGGACGCGCTGCTGGATGAACCGCGAGGCAAACTCCCGGCTTTCCTTGGTGTTACCCCGGTCGAAAGAGCGCGGGTTACCGTCGTCCATAGTATAGGTGATACGCATAGCGTAGGTTCCTTATCCTCGCTGGATTGCGATTGGAAGCATCGCCCTAGACTATTGTAAAGGGTTTGTGCATTTCGCCTCATACCTAATGAGCCTTTACCCTCAAAGGTATTCCAAGCGATGCTACCAATAACAACCCGCAAGCGGGCTTCGCTACTAGGTGGATGCGCGGAGCCTACGCCTCATGGCATAGGAGGGCACCCACCTAGATTTACGCGAGCTAACGACGCGCCGACCAGCCTTATCAGTGCTGCGCGGGTCGAAAGTTTCTTAGCGGGTTGTCAGGTCCGGCGTTTTTGTTGGATAACGGCCCCAAGGACCATACCCGCTGCAAAGCTCCAGAACATTGCAGCCGTAATCCAGACAGTCACCATCACATTGCGCCGGTATCGAGAGCTACCAGCTTGCGAAGGCCAGCGATACGCTGCTCGTTAGCAGGGTCCGCCTTAAGCTTGCCGTTCGCTTGTGCCCGAGTGATAGCCTTAATCGCATTTGCGATCAGCTTGGACACGTCCACTTCCGTCATGTCCGGTTCCGGGTTCAACGCCCAGAAGGGCGTGTTGATAGCCCGCATCACGATAGCTTCCGTGACCGGGAGGTATTCGTCATGTTCATGGTTGCGGTTCTTGGCCAGCCACTTGAATGTGCCGTCCTTCTGCTTAGACACGGTGATGCGAATGTTCGAGAACTCCGCGAACCATGCGATCACCTTGTTCCGCGCTTGCCCCGCCGACATAGCTTGGCAAAGCTGCAACGCAGGGGTGGCGTTCAAGTGCCCGCCCATTCCAGCCGGAAGGCTAGCAATGAGGGCGGAGATAGCAGCCGCGTGGGTGTCGCGGTCCAAGTTCTTGCCGCGTGTGCCAATAGAGGCAACCGCTTTGACAAAGGCCTCCTTCGTCATAATATAAGTAGCGTATTTCATAGCCTAGTCCCGTAGGTTTAACTAGCCTTAGTGCTAGTGGAGAACCCTCAGGGTATTGATCTACGGTTGCTTTGCTTGCGATTGGTGACACGTCCGGCGTATGCGGAGCGAGTGTCTATAAGGAAGGCCGGTCAAAAGCCTAAGGGTTCACCACTAGCACCAAGCAAACAATCAGGCCCGATAGCTTCTAGGAGTGTCTGTAAACCTAGTGCCCGTTGCGTGTGTTCATCATTGGTGCATCGTTGCCGACGTTGGCGGGCTATATCCCTAGAACCAAGCGTCCTGTTACCTATTACAGTAACCCCTTAGACCCGCGGTTATGATGCCGGGTTCAGGACTGTATGAAGGTCATAACCCTAGTGTATGCGCCATGCTTGGCTTAGCTATCTAGCGGGCCCACCGCTAGCTTATAGGCGCATCATCGCCCTTAGCTAATAACATACGCTATCCTCTCGCTGATAGCTTGACGGCACTTAGGATTTATAGCCGGTGTCTGGATGCTAGTTAACGTGGCCGTGGCCTATAACTAACCCTAGTTTTGCACGTCTATCTTATCCTTGGGGATTAAACCCCGGTAGCTTAGTCTAGCCATGGCGCCCCGGCTCAGGTGCAAGCGTTAAGGCCCTTCTCGCCTATCGTATTAGGTCCGGGTCTAACCCGTTTCGCCGTGAGGCCCTCCGTTCCGATGACCTCAATCTAATCAATCCAAATCAGGATGCAAGCCTTATTTATTCCATAGGGTTTTCATATACTTATACCCATTGGCATACCCTTGGCCTACTTCTCTACGGTATCCATGAGGTATCTTTATCTATTCATCCCCGGCTGTCATGTATCATTTATCAGAGGTGAAGCATCATAGTTTTACTCATGGTCCTATACTGTCATGCCTCTAAGTATCCAGTCACCTAATCAGGTTCTTATACTCTTGGGATACTTCTAGGGGTTTCCCCCTTGGCTTATATCAGGGCAAATAGATGCAAGCGGCCTTTGGCGTTCTCTATGTTCTAGGGTGACGAAACTAAGCCTATGCCTCTTGGCACCCTTAGGGCTTAGGCAGGGCATACCCATATCCTTACCGCTTGGCATGGCATGGCGTCCCTTGGCTTGGCGTTGAACGGCCTTGGTTGGCCTTGGGCTAGCGTTGAACTGATACAGATACGCCCCACGCTTACCCCTGCCCCTAATGCGGGCTTACCCCTTGGCATACCCATACCGATTACCCGGCTGATAACCCCGGGGCATGGAAAGGATAAACGCGCGAGCTTTATAACCGCGTGTTACCCGCGCATACGCCTACGCGCGTTAGAATATGTGTATCGAGGGGCTACGGGGGGATTACGCGCGTGTGGAATGGGAGGGCTCCCCTCGGATATACCAACCATTTTTCGGTCGTCATACCCAAGGGTTACCACATTAATCCCCGCCGGACACGCTATCACGCCACACACGTAGCGCAGCCTTATCCGCATTGCAAATATCGAGGTCCTGATCCCGGATAGCATAAGCCACCACTAGGTCCCCGTTGGTTTCCATGCGTACAGGACGCCTAACGCAATCCTCAAGCAGCTCAGCCGGGGGAACAACGCTAACGACTTGCGGAGTTGTTTGGCAAGCGCCTACGGAGGTCATCAGGAATAGGCTGGTTAGCCCAATCAGGGTTAGCCGCGAGGCTTTCTTGTAGTGCATCCATTTCTTCCTTGTTATTTTCCGCGAGGATCATGAGGATACGCTGCCTTTCGGTAGCCGCAGCCGCATCCCCGGCGATTTTAAGGGCTAGGGTATCCCGCTCCGCTGTTACTACAGCCAGAGCAGCGCGGGCTTCCACCTTCTGCACCGCTTGGCTGCGCCAGTCGAACAGAGTAAAGCCAATCAGGGCAGCGCCAATGATGATTAGGATCAAGCGCCCCCAATACCCCTTGGGGTTCAGGGTTGAGAACAGAGCTTTTAGCTTGTCCATAGGTGCCTGTAGTCCTTTCCAGTTGATATTCGATATAGTTAGGATCAGGGACGCGAGCCTCTGAGCCCATGCCGCCATTACAGCGGGAGAAGGGCGGGCCATGATCCACGCTAGCCCCGATTTCCGGGCCGCTCAGGCGCATCAGGGCACTCCGGGGATGGTGACACCGGGGCTGGCCGAGGGGCTCCCACGGGTGCCGCAGGGGGCGGCGTGAGGAACAGGACCCGCTCAGCCAGTCGGCGGTTCAGCAAGCCCCTAATCTGGCGCTTCTCCCCGTTGACTGTTGCGTAAGACCACGCAGGAAACTGGTCCGCTGCGCCTAGAGTGTCCCCAGCATTGAACTTACGTACAAGCGTGGAGCTACAGTAGGCACGTTCTCCAATGTTGTAGCTGATGGAGACTAGGGCATCAAACTGGTTCTGCGTCTTAGGCACAGGGGTACAGCGATTGACAGCCGCCTCGAAGCGAACAACGTCTTCTTCAAGGAGGGAAAGGCACTCAGCGTCCGTTCTGCGGCCACCGGGTACTACATGAGCGCCTGTACTGCCATAGCATACAGTCCAGACACCAGCAATGTCACGGTACGGATCATTCTCTTTGCCTTCCCAGTTACCAATAAAGCCCAGCCCTGCGGCGGAGACTGCAATAGCCCCCGCCGCGCCGACCAGAACCTTTTTCAGGTTGGTATCCATGTTACAGAACCGGGATCACAGAGAGGTGCCCAGTGCCGCTGGCGTGGATCGCCGCTACAGCTTGCCCGGAGGTAAACTGCAGGTACACCGGACACATACCCGGATCAATGTACATACACCCTGCTCCACCGCTAACGGCGGTAACAGAAGCAGCGGCGCCAAACTTGATCCACGCGCCTTGGTCCGTAGTGATTGCCACTTCCGTAGCAGCGATAGCCGAAGTCTTAGCAGAAGTACCGGCCACGGCTACAGTTTGGCCGTTAGCCCAGTCCAGCTTGCGAACTGCGCCCGCGTACTCCCCGGCCTCATTAACGGCCACTACCCGGCGAACCGGGGAAGTAGCCAGAAAACCAGCGAGGGCCATTAGGCGGCGATCACGTTAGAGGTAGCAGTCGAGGTAGCCACCAGCGAACCGGCGTTATTGGTGGCCGTCACGCGGAACGTAATAGCAGCACCAATGTCCCCGACAACGGGCACATAGGTAGCGCCAGTAGCGCCAGCAATGTTAGCGCCACCCTTACGCCATTGGCGGGCGTAGGTCAGACCACCGCCAGCCCATGTACCATTAGCACCCGTGAGGGTTTGACCAACTTGGGCCGTGCCAGTGATAGTGGGGACTGCGCTGTTAGTAGGCACAGCCTCAGCATAGTCATCAAGCTCCGTCGAAGCCGCAGCCAGAAAGTCTTTCAGTCGGTGAGCCTCGCTATGGAGGCCATCCGCCCGGGCGTTGACTTGGATATAGGAGATAGCGTTCGCTACTTCCCGGCGCAGTCGAGCGCCGCCGTTAATCAGCCCCGGAGAGGGGAGTTCATCTTCGCGCATTAGCGCCTCCATTTAGAGAAAAGTGTACCACCGCCACGCTTGGGCGGGGCCACATAACGATTGCGTTGCAGCGGGTCCTTAGCCCACTCCTTAAAGCGGGCTGCTTCCTGCTGTTTAACCGCAGCAGCTTGGTCAACGGCGAGTTGGGCAACGAAGTGCCGCACAGCGCCCTCAACCGCGTCGATGCGGTCATCATGAGGTAGCGCACCACGTTCTTTGGTGATACGCATAAGTTGGTGAAAGAGGCTATACGTCTTACGCTTCTCCGGGGAGTAACGCTGGATACTTTCCGCATCTTCTTGTACGATGCTCTCGTTCACTATCAGCGAGCCACGGGCCATGATAGGCTCAAGCGTCTCGATGATCCGGGCTTCTTTCTGGCCCGTTACATAGTCCTCCTCGATCCCGCCTTTCCAGCCGGGGTGTAGGATGGCGCCCGTTTGCGGGTCTTTCTCATCCTCTCGAAGAATGGGTGTCCATACGGCGGTAAACGCCCCGTAACCCATGTTCTTTTCTACCTTAACCACATTGACCTCCCAACGGGTAGCCACGCGCTTAAGGTGCAGAAGTGTCTCGCGGCCGTAGCCGCCCGGTACGCCGTTGCACTCAAGCAAGTAGACGTTGCCGTTCAGGAAGCCCACGACAGCGTAGGCGGTTTCATCCGCGTTAGCGCCGCCACCGGCGGGGTCAACATACATGACCGTGCTTTGCAGCTTGGCTACCTCCTGAGAGATATCGTGCGGCTGCATCATCTTGAACGCGAGGTCCCCGATGGCATAGTCCTTTAGCTTGTCCCCAGTCATACCCCGCGTAACAGTCATCGGGAAGTTGCCGAGACTTAGGCGCATGACCACAAGGTTCTCAGTCTTAAGCGGATAGCGTAGCGCATCCGCCAGACGAGTGTTAAGCATATGCTGTAGTTGGAAGTAGCTAGGGCCTTGGTCAAGTTCCTTGGCTTGAAGCTGAGCTTCCCCAAGGTACTCTCCCTCCTCCACAGGCTGCCCCTGATCCTTGAGCATCCCGCCACCGTAGGCGAGTGCCGGGTTCATTTGCAACCGACGCAGGAGCGCAGGAGCTAGCATATCCCCGTAGTTCTCAAGCTGCTTAGCAGAGGGGTATCGTCCCGGCCACACGCGGACAGTAAAGCCACGGGCGGGTAGGGAGTTGTAGATACTCTCCTGAGACTGCGGGGTTCCAAGGTACACGATGCGACCGTCCGCGCAGATGGACGTAAAGTCCCGCGTCAGGGCGAGCAGAAGCTCACGCATCATGCCTGTTCGGCTGTTCTTCACGCTTTCGATATCGTCCGCGATAAGTAGGTCGGCCCGTTTACCTTGCAGGTTGCCGGTAACACCGGAGCAACCCACGCTTGGCGACTTGTCCACGCCCTTAAGCGTATAGTGTACGTCGAAGCTCTCAACCGAGGTCCGGTCCCCGTTAGAGGGATCGGGCCGCATACACTCTAGCTCCTCCATCGTCATAAGCAGACGAACGATGAGCGTAGAGATTTCGTTGGCCTGTGTACCACCGGCGGAGAGAATGAGGATACGCGCTTTAGGATTGTGGATCAGGGTCCACACAGCGTAGCAAGCCGTAATAGTAGTTTTGGCTTGGCCACGCTGTGCTTGAACCATTAGACTATGGGGACCGTTCGCTAGGAACTCCCCAATGTCATGCTGAACCCAAGAGGCATTAAAGCCCAAGTGCTCAAACGAGTCATCCAGAAAGTCAGCGAAGCGGTGGTAGTGCTTCTGCAATACGCCTAGCTTATCCCACCGAAGTAGGGCGGCCTCATTACTCTCCCTAGCCATTAGTTAGGAAGGCCCTGCATAAACGATGCTTGTTCTCTAGCATCCTCCATATCTTGCGGGGTAAGCCGAGAGGCCCGGCGTTTCTGCCGGTCCTGTAGCTTCTGCTCAAGCTCACCAAGCTTGTTGTCATCCGCAGGTGTACAGGTAATGTTGTTGTCTTTAAGGAACTTGGCGGCAGCCTGAATGTCCGCAGCCGAGCAGGGGATTACTTCCCCAGTCGGATTACCGTCTTCGTCAAGCAGGGGCGTACCCTTTAGCTTAGCGATTAGTGCGGTTGCGGTCAGATCATGCAGCATCCCAAGGACGGCTTCATTCGCTGCCAATGTCGTCTCCCACGGAAGGTTTCCCACGGTTAAAGAGTTTCCAGATAAAATACCCCGTTTGAAGCAGAGTATAAAAAATGGTCAGGATATACACCCAGTCAGACAGCGGAAGGCCAAACATACTTGCGCCCGTAATAGCAAGCGGTGGGGCAATCTTTGTGGCGTAGCTCACGCCGTCAACGGCCAAAGTGTGGTCGTGCATAGTTAGTCCTACAGTTTGATGATGACGCGCACGGCGACGTTAATGGGGCGCGCTTCGTCGCCCCCGGAACTAGAGGTAGTCTCGTAGCCAACAATGGCGCCAGAGCCCGCAGCAATGTTGCTGTTGGGAGTATCATTGATACCGGCGCCCACAGTGTGAGTATGTCCCTCGTTCTGCCCAAGCTGGAGAGAACCAAGTACACGGCCCGCGTCAATCGAAGAACCAAGGCTTAGCGAGCGCAAGAACACGCCGCGAAGGTCGGGGACGACAATACGCCGGTTAGCCGCGTAGTCCGCAGCCGCGCTGGCACCACGGCTGGACAGAACGCCAGCAGAGGTATAAAGCGGGGCCACAGTAGCGTCGAGTGCCCAAAGCTGTGCAAAGAGATCAACGGTATCCGCGTTGGCTCTCCCAGCGCCGGAAGCAGCATTGCCAATGGTCGTACCATCAGGAACGATCCAGCCGGTAGGCACGGCTGCAAACAGCCCTTGCTTAATCTCTCCGGGGATATAAAGCTGGTTGACCCGTGCTACAGCAGTCGTTACTGCCGGGTCCGCCGTTACTTCTGTGTAGGCGTGAGTATGGGCACTCGGAGTAAACGTACTCGGTTTGCCCGTAATACTTTCATAAGTATGGGTATGGGCGCTAGGCGTAAACGTACTTGGTTTGCCGGTAATGGTTGCCCAGTCTTGAGTGTGGTACTCAGGCGGAAACTCGGTGGGTACGCCCTCAAGCAAAGACCAACTATGGAAAGACCGAGCGGCTCCCCATACTCCGGCAGCTTTTATACGATACCCGCCGGAAGCTAAGATTTCAAGTCCGGCAGTGCTACCCACGTTTACTGCGGCAAGTCCATCGCTAAACTCTTGGCGAGCCGCAAACACCTGTGCAGTATCCAGTCGGGCAATCCCTGAGAGGTCCTCACCAACAAGTTCTTCAACCGTGGTAGCCAGCGCGTCAAACTGGGACGCCACGTTATCCGCCGTGGCAGTAGCCGCGTTAGCCGTTGCAATAGCTCCGGCGGCGTCTTCAATAGCTTGGTCCGCCTTATCGTCCGCCGCGTTAGCAGTAGACGTAGCAGCGGCGGCGGCAGCGGTAGCAGCGGTGGTACGCTCCTCAACGCCCGCAAAGCGGTCAATAGTCTCCGCCCCGATAAACACAGCCTGTTTGGACAGCGTATCAAGATTGCGCTCAGTAAACGCGGAGCCCCCGTTAAAATCCACCAATGGGGCGCTTTTAGGGGTATCACGGTAAAACACAAACTCTTGTCCGCCAGCAACGGCTGGGGTCACGCTAACAGTTGTGTCCGTGATCCAGCTAAAGCCTAGCTCATCAAGGCTGCCGTCTTCATTTACAAGGTAAGCCTTAACGTGCGAGCGATCAATAAAGCCGCCAGCAAACGTAAGGTTCCAAGTTGTAGTAGTGCCGTTGCCCGTAAAACGATTAAGGGCGTACCTGTAATCGGGGTCCAATAGCGGGTCTTCTCCGGCCATACGGCCCTCCAATCAGTTAGAGTGAATGATTATGTTCTAGGGTGACGAAACTAGGGCTGTTACACCCTAGCTTCATACACTTAGTCTTCGCCGTCTACTGCTTCCTCAGCAGCGTTTATAAACGGGACGACATACGGGAGATTAGCTCCCGGTAGCAGGGACTTGAGCTTCTTCCAGTCTCCGTTAGCCAGAGCAAAGGCGTTCTCAGCAACAGAGGCGGACGGGGCAATAACCCCGCCAAGCAGTTTGCCTTGAGCCCTAGCACCACCACGCGGGTTTACCGTAGCACTAAGCCAATCGGGCGCGGCGTCTCCCATGATGTTAGTCGTGGCAGACCCGCCGATATCCCAAATGTCTCCGGCAAAGCCAGCAGCGGACGCATAGGTCATTGTAGCCTGAGCGATAGCCGCAGGGGCGAGGTACTTCTCAGCATACGCCTCGCGGTCCTCCTCAGACATACCGAGCATCCTAGCGTGGACGCGGGCCATGTGGATAGGTGCAGCAAAGGACATTGCCCCCATTAGGAACATCATGCTCTTAAGCGCCCCGTAGTTACGCAGGTTGCGCCCCCACTGCTTTTCAACAGCCGTAAGCGAGAACGTGCGAAACTGCAACAGTAGCTTAAGGAAGCCGTCGTGTGCCCACTTGCCAGTCTCACCGATGTAGGTGTTCTGGATGATCTGATTGGAGCCGCGGTTAATGACACCAACAAGCTCCGCACGTTGCGCAGGGGTTAGGTCCCCCGCAAAGATATCCAGCTTGCCAATCTCCTCCCCGTTGAACTGGGCGATCTTGCTCATGTTGGCTTTGACCGCAGCGCGTAGCTCAGGGCTAAAGCCCATATCTGCAAGCGCCTTGTCCTCAGTACCGTTCTTAATGTAGCGGAACGCCTTGCGGATGATCTGCTCACTAAGTCCACGCACTTGCACAGCGGTAACAATGCGATGCCCGGACAGGATAGCCTGAGCGTGGGAAGCCCCGCGAATAACGCGAGTGCCCAAGCCAAGCCCCTCGCGCCCGTACATCTGCACATCGTTGTCCTTAACGTCCAGTGCGCGGGTCATGATGAAGCTGTCCATACCAGTCTCGAAGCCCTGTTGCTTCTCAATACTAGAGAGTAGCCCTTGGACTTCCCCGCCTTTGCGGATAGTTCCGATTTCTCCCATCAGTCGCGGAATATCCTTGATCGACGTAAGCACACGGCCCCAACCAAGGGCAGCGATGCCGTTACCGTATTCACCGAACTGGGTAATGCCCATGCCACCAAGCTTGATGGTCGAGGTAATAATACGTAGGTTGTCCATCATGTTACCTTGGTGCTTACCAAAGGGCGTGTTTAGAAACTCGGCGGAAATTTGGTCAAACGCGGCAAGCCCGTCGTTAGTAACCCGCCCAGCATCGTGTGCAATAGCAAGGTACTTGCGGATCACCTTAAGGCCATGTGCCCCGGCAATGCCGTACTGTTGCAGGGCAATCTCTCCGGCGGACCTCCGGGCGTATGCGCGATACATACCCACCATGTCCGTATCCATGATATCCAGCAGCTTAACTTCGCTACCGTCAGCAAGTTTGTAGGTTGACATAACATCAAAGTTAAGGCGACCCTTGGTAAAGCCCGCGCCGCCCCGCGCAAACTTCTGCGAAGCCTTGTCGATACGGGCAATATCATCTTTGCCCGCACCGGCCCGCATAGTCTCAAGGAGGTCTTCAACAAAGCCCCCCGCGCTTTGGTGCGTGAGGTTAACCGGCACATCATAGTTGCCAGCGGCTCGGTCAATGGCGCTCTCAAGATAACGGCGTCCAAAGTAGTCAGAGAACTTCTGATCCCACCCAAACATGGTCCTAGCCTGCTCCGAGATAATCCCCCGGAACGCTGCCTGCTGCTGCACGTTTAGCCGCTGGATTTTAGCGGAGGATACGTGCTGCGGGAAATAGCTAGGATCACCGGGCTTGATGTTCTGGCTACCCAGTGTGCCCGCGCGGACCTGTTCCTCACCCATAAGCTTGTAGCCAGCCGCCATATAGTCCGCAGCTTGGCGAACACTGGCAGGAGCCGTACTAGCGTACAAATCAGGGCGAGCCCGAGCGCGTAACTCTGCGGCAACCTCAATATCAAACTGTTGGCGCAGTTGCCCGTCTCCGAACGCAAACGCCATCCAACCTTGTCCGCGAGCTTGTCGGTAAATGTGAAAGTTGTCCTCGTAGGCAAGGATAGGCCGCATAAAGCGCCGCTCGTTAATGGCAGCAGTAATCGCGGCAGAGTGCCTACGCCCACCGCGTCCGGTGGTTCCCTCAGTAAGGGTCAAGCCCACGGCCTTTGCAACATTATCCTCTTGGGCCAGCAGGGTTTCCCCAGTGGAGGCAAGGCCGGTCCTGCGAAGGATGCCAGCGTCCCCAGTAATGCTCTCAATGGGATTAGCCGCTACTACCGCGTCAGACCGTTCGACAAGCTGTCCAATAAGGTTGCGCTGCATATCATCCGAGATAGCATCGCCACCAAGGGCAGTAAGCCTCGCGGCCCTGGCCCCTTGGTCCACAAGCTCCGCATCTTCCGGGGAAAACAGGCGGTTTTCTTCTGGCACTGGGCTAAAGCTGTCGTTGATAACGCCAGTGATCCGCTCGCTACGAATGTTATCAGCAGCGGCTTGGATGCTTTGAACCGGTGCGTTAGGCCCAGCGCGGTCTATTGCCTCAACAAGGACGCCCGCCTCCTCCGCGTTCGCAGAGGCAACAAGATCATCAGCAATGGTTTGTAAGTCGCGGTTAGGCGTAGCACTGCGAGACACAAAGGGAACAGCAGCGGCACCCAGCAGGGCACCAAACAAACCGTTAACCGCGTAATCCTCTGGGGCTTGGTAGCTTCCGGCAATCCGATCAAGAATAGCCGTACCCGCGAGGTTACCTACCGCGCCTTCGCCAACAAGGCTCAGGCTGGCTGTGAGCGGCTTGCCCGCTTGAAACAACGCCCGAGAACCTAGGCCAGCAACTTGAAGCCCCTTACCAATCCCGCCACCAAGCAGAAAACCTACTGGGTCAATCATACCGGCCGCTAGGTTTACAAATATGTTGTCCCCCGCGACTTCCCTAAGAGCGCCTTCCCGGTCCTGCCGCTCAATAATCTGTTGGGCGTGGGCTAAGCTAGTTGCACGTTCTCGCAACTCAATACGCTGCCGCTCCGTGCGCCCCTCCTCAAGCTGCTCCATGTTGGCTTCGTAATCGAAGTCAGGGTCGCGGCTGGGGATTTGCTGGTCAATCGCGTCGATAAGATTACCAGTGATGGTATTGAGGCGCACAGCCGCAGAGAAGCGGTCCATGCCAGTGATCTGTTCCTCTTTGACCGCAGCAACCACGCCACCAGTTTGGGCAGCGTTAACCTCAAGCATACCAGTAAGCGACGTAGCATCTGGGTCGTTAAATGGGCGAAAGCCGCCTAACCGCTGGATGAACCGCGCTGTCTCCCCGGAGGGCTGCACAGGGGCCGCAGGGGCCTCAGCCGTACCCGCCAGAACGTCCTCCGGGCGCACCCCGGCACTTGGCCCGTTAGTGGAGACTTGCCCGCCCATGACCGCCTCAGGGGCCACCGGGGCGACAGGCTCAGCCGGTTCCGGGTCAGCACCGCCGCCTAGCGGGGCATCGGCGTTGCCGCCAAGGACCCTGCCAACGTAAGCGGCAGTTTCAGGGTTGTTCCACTTGGTGCGGTCCCAACCCCCGTTGTAAGCCCTAAGGGCGTCAGGCAGGTTACCAAAGCGGCGCAGGTTCTCCCGAAGCGTATAAGCCCCGGCGACTAGCGCATGGTCAAAGTTATTAGGGTCGATGTTAAAACCAAGGCGTTCGGACCACGTAGCCCGCGTGGGCTCCATTAGTTGAAAGTGTCCCATAGCCCCGGCACTAGAAAGCATATTACGCCCTCGGGCGCTCTCTGCGTTCCAAATGCCATCCATGACACGACCGTCAGCACCAGCCCACCGACCAGCTATCTCAAGCTTTTCCGCGAGACTTTTACCCTGTAGCGAACTAAGTGTAAGGTCTTCCATGTTATTCCTTTATTGTGAATGATCGGACGGGGGATTTCTCCCCCGCCACTATTACCGATTACTCGGATGTCTTGGATGCGTTCTAGGAAGGCCGGAAGGGTTGGAAACCCCCGCAGCAACTTCCGCATCGTATCTTTGACGTTGTTCTTGACGAGTGCCAGAACCTCTGGACATTGAGCCACTGTTAGGGCTAAGTTCCCACCTAGCAAACGCAGCGTCGGCGTCGCGCCTACTAATAACTTCTCGCCTAGCTCTAACTCCCGCCTGTTCCCGCGTAGTATCCGCGCGGGCAATCATCGGAACGTCAAGCTGGAAGACTTCTGAGGGTTTGCCCTGAGAAGCCGTTACGGCTACGATCCAGCGAGTGCTAGTGCCTTCCCCGCTACGCCACACGCTATAAGGTCTTCCCCTTGCGTCAACACGGTCTAGCCCCTCGTTAACAAGCTGCTGCCATACAGCACCGAGCCTGTCGCTAGGGACGCCGGTAAGGCGTTGCATAGACGGCCCTTGAGTAGGGTTTGCCCACGCATCCCGGCCAACGACCTCGATGCGGTTGTCCGCTTGTAGGGCGGAGATTTCAGCTTGGATAGCCGTCTTGGCATCCATGCCCTCAGCGTCCATACGTTGAGAAGCCCCGCCAAGAGCGAGACGTTCAATGGTACTTTGTCCCGTGGGGCTAAGACGAGTTGCCCCAAAGGTCCTCTGCCAGAAGCCGGGATCGACCTCACCACGCAGTGCGGAAACAAGGGCCTCACGACGCTCCCCAGTGGGGGCTGCTATGGGTTGCTGAGTGCCCGCGAGGGCACCGGCCTCACCAAAGGTCTGCGCGTAGGCAAGGGTGCCCGTAACGCCACCGTCGGACATAAGCTGCCGCATACGGGAGAACATAGTATCATACTGCCCGTAGTACGCCGCCCTAGCCGGGGCACCCGAAGGCTCCTGACTAAAGGCTTGCCAGTTCCGATAAGCGGCTTGGAAGCTTTCGCTATCGTAGCCAGAAGCTATGTTAGCAGCGACTTGCGCCTGTAGGATACTACGCGCACCCTGCACTACTTCCCCGGAGTTACGGTGGGACCGTATCAGGATTGGAATAGTAGTAGCGGGGTCCGAACGAATGGCCGCAGTAATGACGGTGTTCACCTTAGCAGCGCCATGCTCAAGAGTAGCGGCCTGTAGGTCCCCGACGTTAGCAAGGGCCATAATGTCGTTAAGCGTTTCCGCCTCCTCGGCTTCCTTGTCGGCAGCGGCTTGTGCCCTAGTACGCTCAGTCTGGAGGTCTTGGACTACGTTACCAGTAACTTCTTCGGTTTGACGGATCATATTTTCCGCGTCGAAGAAAGGAGTGTCGTAGCCCGTAAGCGCAGCAATCCGCACGTTAAAGGCGTCAAGCTGGCCGCGCACCTCGTTTGGCGCAATGGGGTCCTCGGCAAGACTACCCAAGCGCACACGCGCCCGGAATAGGTCATACTCAGGCCCTATCTGCATAAGCGCCCGGCTTTGAGCTCTGCGTCCCGCAGCGTTGTAAGCCGTGGTTAGCGCCTCGCGCTTCTCCGGGGGAAGCGTCTGAAATAGGATGCTCTCCGTACCGCCCTCAGTAAGCGCGTTGTAAGCCCACAAGTTATCTTGTGCGAGGAAGCCCCGCGCAGTCTCCTCAACAGAGGAAGCAAACGCCTCATCCGTCATACCGTCAAGCGGCATAAAGGTAGAAAGGAACGTCTCACGCTGCTGAGCAATAGTGGCCTCGTTAATACGCTGCCCCGCCAACGGGTCCTCTTGGCCCTCGGCAAGCTCAGGCTGAGAGACGTAGGTTTGGATAAGCGCAGCGTAAGCCTGTCCGGCAGCTAGGTTATTTGCTACCGCACCTTGGCGCAATGTGTTCTGCTGCCACTCAACGCGGGCCTCAGCAATCCGGGGAATCAGCGTTACGCTTTCCTCAATGATCGCTTGATTGATTGCGTTATCCGCATACACGTCCCCGGTCATGTGTTGCATAGCGGCTTCATTGAGATACCGGGGCAAATCTTCCTCGGGAAGCTCGCGCAGGACACTCATGTTTTCAAGCTGCTCGGTCTTCCACTCGCTAACCGCGCGCTGAGACGCAAAGAACTGCGCCCCACGCTGGAAGTCCGTAGGACCAAAGATCGCGCTTAGGCCGGGTTGCCTAGCCTCAATATCCGCCAGTGCCGCGCCGTTCATAGCAGCGGTCATACCCTCGCGTACTCGGCGCTCTTGCTGAGCCTTAATGTGAGGCTCAAGCACAGCGTTAAGGAAAGCGGGGATTTGCGCCCCTGCCCCGCCGCCCGCCGTAGGGTTCTCGCTCATAATGACGTTTCCGCCACCAGTAGCCATAGTCCCGCTTGCGCCGCTACGCCCAATGCTGGGCCGAGAGTTTGCGGCGGTATTTACTTGCCGGGCGGGTTGTGGGGCAAAGGCAAATGACCGCCGGGTAGTTTCTCTGTTATCGTATCCAGTAGCCATTTAGTCTCCAATCTGTAGGTTAGCGCCGTAACGCTTCCTAACACTTTCCCACAGCCGCCCGCCGTAGCTTTCGCCACCGGCGTCACTGTATCGTTTTGCTCCCGCTATGCCACCTTGGAAGGCAGCAGCAGCTTTCATGGAAGCGCCATCAAAGTCCCCGTTGTCCGCCATGTTAATCGCGGCACTAGCATCGAACACTGCCTTGCCAGCCTCCGGGCCACCATAGTAGGTAGCGGCGGCAGCAGCGGCAGTAGTAAGGACTTTTTGAAGCCCAGACATTCTAACGTGGTCCACGAACTGCGAGTAGTCCAAGCCCGCGCTAAACGTCTCCTGATCCTGACTAGCATAGGCATCCTCAAGAAGGGTAGCCCGGCCCTCAGTAGCCGCGAACAAGTCCGTAGCTACCGCCCGATCCCCCTGTTCCTCGGCCATCGCCGCGTTAAGCTTGATCGTGTTGTTAAACGTCTCAACTACGGACCCACCAACGCCAGCGGCAGCAGCAGCGGCGATGTTAGCGCCAAGCTCCTCCGAGACGGCCAAACGCTCTCCGAGGCGGCCATACGTGGCAGCATCTAGGTTACGCCCGATGTTAGCGGTAATCTCGTCTGCTTGCTTACCAGCAGCTTTAACCCGGCGCTGGTTGCTAAAGGACTGCACCCAGCGATTATTAGTCGCTGAGGCAGCCTTAAGCTCATTGCGGGCAGCTTGGGTAACGCGAGCGGCGTCAATCTTGGCCTGTTCTCGGATATGCACCGCATCTGCGGTAAGTACTTCAAAGCACATTAAGCCCTCCGAGTATTGTTAAAGGATTGGCCAACCCATTCAATCGCGGTGATTGTTAGGGGTAGCCACGTTTTAGCGCGAAGGGTGTACTTACACTCACGCACCTCTTTGCCAATAGGCACAGAAATGTTTGCGGTCACAATGGGCTGCCTACCAACCATGTTGGCGACTTGGCCCAAGATGCGCCCGTTAAAGTTAAGTACGGATCGCTCGCCCTGCACCGTTTCAAGCTTGGCCAGCATACCGCCCGTGTTAGACACAGACACATTAAGCTTGCCAAGCGTTAGCCGACCAGAGACTATTGCTTTGTCGTTACTATCCCGAACATACGGGTTAGTCGGCGTGACATACGCAGGGTAGTCAACGCCCGCCCATATTGCAGCCGCGTCTTCCTCATCGTAAGACGCGATAAATGCCACCCGGTTCTCGTAGGTTTCCCCAAGGAAGCGGTAAATGTTAGCGTTCTCAAAGGCCACTGCCACCGGGGCAATGTTGTTGTCATTGATCCACCCGGTAGTATCCGAGACTGGGCGAAGGCTGTCCAAGTAGGGGAGCGCGCTCAGCTTGGTACTGGTGCTAAACTCGTCCAGCACCATGTAGATGCTGTCTTGCCCGGAGGCGTCTTCCCCGCGCCGCAGCGTGAGGACGAAGATGGCCCCACCCTTAGTGGTGACGCCAACGATGTGTCCAATACTATCATCCCAAATCCAGCGGGACCAACTATCAAAGATGCGCTCTGCACCAGCAGGGGTATCAAGGTAGCTGTACGTGTATAGGCCCTGCCTAAACGTCTCAGTCCTAAGCAGGATAAGGTTAGGCGCGGTCATGGTGACAATCTGCACTGGGCGACCTTGGAGGTAGCTCTCAAGCTGCTGAGTAATCTCGTAGCTCTCGGGGCTCTCCGCAATCACGCCTGTTTGGATTTGGTGGACGGAGGCCACGTTATTGTTATACTGCCCGTAGAATACGAAGTTGCTGCTACTTTGTGGGTTAGCTGCAGTCGCGTCTTTATGGGCGGAGACGATGGGCATAGAAGCCGTTTGCGGCACCAGCTTGGACCTGCCGTTGACAGTGTACTGGTGACGGTCCCCGAAGTATAGCACGTTGCGGTCATACGTAGTAGAGGACCTAATGGTATCATCTTCGGAGCCCAAAGCGTACATTTCAAATGCGTCCGTGTCTTCCACGGTTAGCACGGAGCGGCGGAACCAGTTAAAGTAATCGCCGGGCCGTGAGTGCATTAGTGTAGCGCCGTACCCGATCACCAAGCGATCTTGGAACATACCGAGGTAGTCAATACGCTTACCGAAGAACGTGGGAAGGGGGCTGCTTACGTCGTCCCCCACGGAGTTAGGCTTGAAGGAGGGGTGGGTACCGCCAGCTAGGTCCGTGAGGATATCCGGCGTAGAGGCAAGGTACAGCGTACCATCTACCACCGTACCCTGAATGAACACGGTTTCCGGCTGCATGACGTACCCGGCAGTTTCCCGCCAAGTAACCTCTGCCCATTCGGTGTCAGTGGCCGTCTTAGGGATTGCCTCAAGGTAGAAGGCGTCTTCGCCCCCAGTCTTCTTAGGCTTTACCTTTACGATCTTTCCGACCCAGTGTACGGTAGAAACCAAGTCAGGCGCGGTGACCTCATTGCCGACCGCCCTTAGCAGTGTACCGTCCCCGCCGTCCTCCCCGGAAATCTCTACGAAGTCCGAGTCGTTGATAACGACGGTAGAGCCGACAACCTCGCAGGTAACTCCCGCAAGGATCAGGTCGTCGCACAGCTCTTGGGCAATGTTTTGAGGCGTGATATCCTCAGCAGCCTCTCCAATATACGCCGTGACGTTTGAGTTGTACAAGTTAACGCGGTCGTTAACAAGCTTCTCATAGTCCGGGTCTGAAAAGAGAATGTCCGATGTATCCAAAAGCTCTGGGTACGCCGCGGGCTTAGTCTTGTATTCCCCAGTAACCGTAGTCCCATCCGCCTTAGTAAGCGTAATGGAAAACGTCCGCGAGAA